GTAAAAGAGGACAAGAAGTTGATCAAAAAGGCTTTCAGTATGCACGACAAACAGTTGCATGAAAACAAAAAGACCAACTTGTCTAAACTGAAAAAGGGTGGTGTAGCTGGCGTGGCTAGTGAATCCATGAAATCTGTTGGACGTAACATGGCACGTGCTAACAATCAGCACGGAGGCAAATGATGAAGACCCAGATCAAACCTACCAAAAAGAATAGCCCTGCTGTTCATACAGGTCATGCCAAAAATAACAAAGACGCTGATGCTTATGCAAAGCCTCATACCAACAAAGCAAAAAGCATTGATGGCAATGAAGTAATGGAGCATGGTGAATTTGCTCAATACAAAGCTGGAAAAAATGTCAACATTAAAGACCCAATTAAAAATGGTGTTGCTTATGGTGAAGCACAGCTTAAAACTGATGGTATTGAGATGCGTGGTGCAGGTGCTGCAACCAAAGGCCGCATGAGTCGTGGTCCAATGGCATAAAGGTTCAAGATGAACTACGTCCAGCTGTATCAAGCGATACAAGACTATGCGGAAACAACCGAAGCGACATTCGTTGCTAATATTCCTTTCTTCGTCATTGAAGCAGAAAATAGGATTTATAACTCGGTTCAGCTGGCCGTATTGCGTAAAAACGTACTTGGTAACTTAACACAGTACAACCAGTATTTGACGCTTCCATCGGATTGGAAATCGAGTTTTTCAGTTGCGATTATTGATTCATCTGGAAACTACAACTACATCTTGAATAAAGATGTGAACTACATTCGGGCTGCCTATCCAAGCCCAACCGCATATGGAATGCCGCAGCACTATGCTTTGTTTGGTAATTCCACGTCAACAACTAATACTTTGACTTTGATCATGGGTCCAACGCCAGATCAAGCCTATAGTGTTGAGCTGCATTACTTTTATTACCCAGCAACGATTGTCCAAGGGCAGATTACTACTGTTTCAATTGGATCTAGCGGTAGCTTGTATCAGCCGGGATATTACACAGAGGTTCCTGTGTCTTACAACTCTGGCAGCATTGGATCTGGAGCCAATGCAACTGCAACGGCGACAGTTAATAGTTCGGGTGCCGTGAGTGCTTTGACAATCACAAATGGTGGACAGTTTTACAACGTGGGCAATGTTTTGACAATCAGCAGTGCTTATTTGGGTGGAACGGGTTCTGGAGTGACATTTACAGTAACTGCTGTGTCTAACGCAGACGGCACGAGCTGGTTGGGTAATAACTATGATCCAGTTCTTTTCTATGGCGCAATGCGTGAAGCTGTGTTGTTCCAACGTCAAGAACAGGATGTGGTGAAGTATTACGAAGACAAATATCAAGAGGCTCTTCAGCAGCTTAAACGTTTGGGCGATGGTTTGGATCGTGGCGATGCTTACCGAGATGGCCAGACAAAACTGAGAGTTAAATCATGATCGTTCAAACCAACTGCACATGTTTTCAGCAAAATCTGTTGAGTGGTTTGGAGAATTTCTCTTCTGGTACACCTTACACCTACAAGATTGCGCTGTACAACGCCAACGCAAACTTGGGAAGTTCTACTACCACCTATACCTCAACCAATGAGGTAGTTGGAACGGGCTATACGGCTGGTGGACAGGCTTTGACAATCTCCGTGACACCAACCAAGGACACGGTGAATAACATCACTTACATCTCGTTTAACAACGCTGTTTGGAACCCGGCATCGTTTACGGCAAGGGGTGCTCTTGTTTACAATGCAACGACAGGCGCAGCAGTATTTGTTTTGAACTTTGGTTCAGACAAAATATGCAACAGCTCGTTCACTGTTACTTTCCCAACTGCAAACTCATCCAGCGCAATTTTGACAATTGGCGGCAGCACAAACACTTAGGAGCTAACATGGCAAATGAAATTTCAAACTTTGGTGACCACGCTGTTGCCACAATGCAGGCCAAGGCCACCATCCCCGAGGGCATGGGCGTTGAAGGCTGGTACCACGTTGAGTGCCGCGACAAAGATGGCAACCTGAAGTGGACTGATGAGTTCCCCAATTTGGTCGTTGCCATTGGCAAACAGTTGATGTTGGACACGCTGCTCAAAGGCAGCTCATACAGCGTCACAGGCCCCTTCCTTGGCTTGATCAGCAACACCTTTACTGCTGCAGCCACCGACACCATGGCATCGCATACATGGACTGAGTTCACCAACTACACCGTTGGCGGCTCGGCAGTGCGGGGTACAGCAGTATTTGCGTCGTCCACATCGACTGGCGCGACTCCTTCCAACGTGACATCCTCAACTGCTTCCGCCATCACATACACCATCACTGGTTCTGGCGGTACGGTTTACGGCTGTTTTTTGGTGCTGGGTACTGGCGCCGTCAATACGCAAAGTTCTACTGCAGGTACTCTGTACTCGGAAGGTTTGTTCAGCACAGCCAAAGCAACAACTGCAGGTGATACCGTAAGTGTTACGTACAGCACAACAGCCACTTCTTAAGGGGTGGTAGATGTTTGGCATAGCCGCATTTGCTAGAACTCCGTTTGCGACGCTTGGCAATAATGTCTATGCGTTTTCTATTACGGAAAACTTCGGTTCGGCAGATTTAAGTACGCAGGTTTTTGCGTTTCTTGAGACAATCACGGAAGTTTTCACTTCAGCCGATACAAATGCAGAATATGCTGTTTTGTATGAAGGCATTGTTGAAGGTTACAATTCTGCAGACTCCCCAACCATCAATGCGCAATTTAGTGTAAGTGATACAGAAGGATTTACTTCTGCTGAATCTGATGTAATTTCTGCTCAATTTGCAGCGTCGGTGGTGGAAACGTTTACATCGGCTGATGTGGAAACAATTACCAATGCATTGTTTTTCACGATTGTTGAAAACTATTCTCCCGCTGCCGCCTACGTTGCTTCTGCTGCGTTTTTGGAATCTTTGGCTGAAAACATTTCGGTCAATGATGTGGATAGCATTGTTGCTCATTTTGCCGAGTCTATCCTTGAGGGCTTTGTTGCGGCAGAGCTTTATAGTTTGTATGGCTGGGCTGCAATTGTGGACTCTCAGGTTGCAAACTGGAATAATGTGGATGATACGCAAACCGTTTCATGGAGTGCGGTGGACACAGGAACTTCTGCTGGATGGACTGATGTCAATGACATCCAATAAGGAAAGAACATGGCACTTGTTTTAGCAGATCGCGTACAACAGACAGGCACAGCCAATACGACTGTCAGTTTTACCTTGTCAGGTTCTGTGACGGGGTTTCAATCTTTCACAGTCATTGGAAATGGAAATACAACGTATTACACTGCAACAGACAGTTCTGGAAACTGGGAAGTTGGCATTGGTACGTATTCAATTTCAGGGCCAACACTGACACGCACAACCATTTTGTCGTCAAGCAACTCTGGCAGTGCTGTGACATTTTCGGGTGCACTCAGTGTGTGGTGTGACTATCCTGCAGAGCAGGTTGGTTTTGAACAAACAAACTCTTACGCTTATGCGTGGATCAATGGATAAAGGCTGCTCATGTTTATTTTAGACACAACATCAAAATCAATTACAGCGGTCATGTCCGGCGCTGCCGCCACCACAAATCCAAACTTCACTGCAGCCTACGCCGACAACAACGGTTCAACATTTGTTGAGGGTGCAAACGACGGTGTTTTAAACGGCACCACTGCGGTAACTTTGGTTGCATCGCCATCGTCTTCAACTCGACGCATTGTTAAAACAATCACCATCGAGAACACCGACACAGCGGCAGTCACCGTCACAGTTGGGTACGTAAACTCTGCCAGCACAAGAACAATTGTCAAAGTCACTTTGCAGGTTGGGGATACTTGGACAACCGATGGAAGCTACGATACCAACGGCAACTTAAAACAGATCATTGGTACTGTCAACTTGGCAACTCAAGTTACAGGCATCTTGGGTGTCGCAAACGGCGGTACAGGTTTGTCAAGCTTGACGGCCAACTATATTCCGTATGGCAACGGCACCAGCGCGTACCAATCAAGCTCAACGTTTACATTCAACGGGACAACATTCGTTGCTCCTGCGGCGTCTTTGAGCATCTCTGCGCTGACATCGTCAAACACCAGCAACTTCCAAATTGGTGGCACGCTAAGTTTCAGCGACACAGGCATTGTGTCAAATGGCGTTGGTACGACCAACAGTTATTTGCAAGCCGTCTTGCAAAACAAGTCAAACGGCACTGCCGCTTCGACTGAGTTCATTGTTTACAACGACTCAGGAACGGCCACAACCAACTTTGCCACTGCGGGTATCAACTCATCGGGTTACACTGGCACAGGCTCAATCAATGCCGCTGGGTATGCGTACTTTTTGTCTGGCAGCACCGACTTGGTATTGGGCACAATCGGCTCAAACGCAATTCACCTTGTGATTGGCAGCTCTGCGACTGATGCGATGACCATCAACACGACAGGCATCACATCCATTCCAAGCACAACATACGCGCCAAACATCAACTTGACTGACGCTGCAACAATTGCTTGGGACACCTCAAAAGGTCAAGTGGCAACATTCACGTTTGTTTCAACCAACCGCACCATGGGTGCACCAACAAACTTGTCCAACGGTGCGTTCTATGCCCTTGCGGTGATCCAGAATGGCGGATCAAATACGCTATCATGGAACTCAGTGTTTAAATGGGCAAACGGCACAGCACCAACTCTGTCAACTGCCGCTGGAGCAAAAGATTACTTTGTGTTCAGAAGTGATGGCACAAACTTGTACCAACAAGGAATTTCACAGGCGGTGGCGTAATGACGTTTCCAGTTTTATCTGCAAGCAACCCAAGTGGCTACAACCTCAACCGCAGCTTGCGGTTTCGTTCGTCTGCGTCTGCTTCTTTAACAAAAACTCTAACGACTCCAACAAACGGCAAAATTTGGACGATGAGTTTTTGGTGCAAAATATCTAATGGAGCATCTTCTTACGTTGCATTTCAAGCAAATAACGGCACTAACGCATCTTGGTTAACCATAGGCTCTAATGGAATTACTTTGACCAGAGGAGTTGTTGGAGTAAGCATCACTTGGAATACTGTCACTTCATCAATTTATAGAGACCCTTCCAGTTGGTATCACGCTGTGTGGGTTTATGACTCAACACAATCCACTGCATCTAATCGAATAAAATTTTATGTAAATGGAGTTCAAGTTACATCTTCAGGTACATACCCTTCATTAAATGAAGTAACTGAAATTGATTCAGCTTACCTACATACTTTTATGAATGGTAATGCGATTGGGTCATTAGACGGCTACATGACTGAAGTCAATTTTATTGACGGCCAAGCCCTGACACCATCATCATTTGGC